TCTACTTCGGTCAGTGGCACTGTAACAAGTATCAGGGCTTGTACAGGCTACCTTGACCGAGGTCTTAGGTGCCTTTGGTTGCTCTAATATTGCAATATGTGGAACTAATCCGAGCTTAGAAACTACAGGCTTAGCCCATTTATCAAATGCCCCACCTCTTACAGTGGCTGTAGGTTTTCCTTCAGCACCTAACATTTTTATAATTAGGTTACTGAATCCAGTCTTGTGACCAGTTCCAACAGGTAGCACAGCGTGACAAACTTCGTGGGCTAGTACTTGAAAAATATCCAATGTATTTTCTAAGTTACCAGCTTTTAAAGTTGGTCTAATAAATAGGTGTCGTGTTCCTGATGAATCATAATCCTCATTCTTGACATCTTCCGAGGAGTATTGACAAACTCCAATCGTGGAGTTTTTCATACCCTTAGGCATATGACCGAATGAAGCCTTAATCTCATTTGGTTTCTTTACAAAGTTATTAAAGCCACTCGCTTTCAATTGTTTAAAGATTTCATTAATAGAATCTTCAAGCCATTCTTCGCGTGTGCCTTTATATGTTTTTGTTTTACTCATTTTATTATTACCTTTCTTGATACGATTCATTTAGAATCGGTGTGCATACCAGTTTAAACAAGTACACACACCCATTTTAAAAATTATGATTTGAGCACCTGAAGTTGTCAGCGTGGTAGTCAGTAGCGTAAACTCTACTTTTTCCATACAAGACAACCTCAGGGCACTCAGGGCATATTATTAATCTGTTAATCCTACAATCTCAGCTATGTTTGTAGTTTTATGGGCTAACCATAATAAAACAAACAGTGTGAGAGTCAGGCTCAACATTTGCATTAAAACACTCATTGGCTTGAAGCCAATTTGTATTCGTAATGAATATAATCTATAACCTCGGTTAGATGGTCATAACCAAAATCGTGAAACAAGTTTAAACAGTCAGCCAACATAGTAAATTCAACAGCTCCATAAAAATCAAATCCTATTTCTAAAGAGCCTATTGCATCATTATGCACTACATTTGCAAAGTCATAAAAGACTGAGCAATCCATTGCTTGACAATCATCATATATTTTTTTTAATACTTGATATGCTTTATTGTGTTTCATTTGGTACCTTCTTTCTGTATTGATATTATTTAAATATCTTTGAAGGCTCTATCGCTAAAGCCCTCTAAGATAATTTAAAATTATCTTTGAAAGGTTTTTAAGTTTATAGTTTTATTTTCTTCCACCTAGATATTATTAATTGACCTAAGTTTATAACTCTGATGCTGAATTTAAGTTATCCACCACACTGTAAATTTATAAGTTCTCACTAGGTAGGTACTACCAAAATACGATTTTAAATTAAGCTGTATTAATATTTAATTGAACACTTAATTAATTAACCTCTACCATTACTTAAACTCAATCTAGCAGGTTTGACAAATTAAACAAGTTCATTATAAATTAATTTAGTATCTGTTTAAACATAGGGATTATTTGATTCGCTGTTTATCCTTAGTTGGTCTTAGTGGGTATGTGCTCACCCTGTTCAACCTAGTATGATTCCTATTTTCAACTCAACCTTAAAGCAACGCACCCCAGTCAATCTTAAAAAACATACACCCTATGACAGAGTGAGTACATTATCTCTAAGAATTATTTATTATGTTTCTATAGTCAGTTTAAACAAGTAGGTTAATTAATATATTTAGGCTGACAGGGTAGGTATGTTATGCATATGTCAATGTGCGTATGGGGGTATATATTTAGTAGGCAGTTAGTTTATTAGAGGCATCTAAAGTATGAAATAGCGTATGAATACAGTATGATTAATCAGTAATAACCTTAGTAGACATACTACATATAGTGGGTGAACTATCACAATAGTATAAAGTATCTCTAATTGTTTTAAGTGTGTTTCCACACTCTTCACATTTCTTCAATATATTAATAATAATCTTTATTTTCTCTTTGGGGCGTGAACAGGCATATATGGGGGTAGGCTCTAATTATTATTTTCTAATGACCTTGGGTAGCTTACTTGTCTTTCTAGTTGGTCTTACTGGTTGTAAGGTAAGCCTTTCGTGCTCCTGATGCCCACTTTACCTGTATCACTGTACTAATAATTATGTTTGTTACTTGCAGAATACTATAGATTCCCTAGAATGTAAAGTATCAGATAAATTCCCTGTTTATCGTACATTAATTAAAAGTAGGTAGGGTGTAAAAACCAGAGGTACTGGAACTTGCAAAAGCTAAAGTACCTCCTTACCTATAAAAAAATTTTTCTCACTTACTTCAACAGTATGACTATAGTGTGTGTACCTAGAAAATCTAGGTGGAGCTATGAGGATAGCTTCTATTTATAATAAGAAAGAAAAACTTTCATCTAGAAAACAGTATGTGGTGTACAGTGTAAAAGAAGAATGTTTTTGTGGATTGTTATATTTTTCATAACAGTTGGACAACTGTACGGAACGAGCCCTGTAGCAATACAGGGTTTTGTTTATAGGGGTTCTTGTAAATCAGTAGGTGCCTGGCGACCTTTTATTCTTGGATAAGTCTTAGGTTTATGTTTGTTACAGTGTTTAAACTTATTGTACTTAGAAATAACTGTGTCACATCCTTTGTGAACGCAGACTCTTCCACTACTATATGAAGTAGAGGGTTTGCTATTAGGATATTTATTTCCTTTTATGTAATCACTCATACAACATATAGTATAGGAGATACAATGCCTGGTAAAGGATATAAGCCGAAAAAGGCTATGAAGAAAAATAAAGTAAGAAAGAAAAAGTAATGGCTGAATGGCGAGGTATGAAAGTGAAGTTAAATTCACCTAGCCCTATATCAAAGGGTGAGCCTGGCTATGGTCGTAAGAAGTCTAAAGTCTTTGTAATGAAAAATGGGAAAGTCAAGAAAATAATGTTTGGTGACCCTAATATGAAGATAAGAAAAAATAATCCTAAAGCTCGTGCTTCGTTTCGTGCTAGACACAAATGCAGCACAGCTAAGGATAAAACCTCTGCACGATATTGGTCGTGTAGGGCTTGGTAAGGAGAAAAGATGGCAGCTAAAAAAGGTCTGTATCATAATATAAATAAAAGAAAAAAAGCTGGTACCAGTAGGTCAAAAAAGAAATCTACAATTAGTCCAAAGGCATATGCCAATATGAAAGCTGGTTTTCCTAAAAAGAAAAAGAAATGAAATGTGCAGGTCCTGACTGTAACAAAAAGTTAAAAAACGGAAACCAGAAATATTGTAGCAATCCCTGTAAACAAAAAGCTGCATACATAAGAAAGAAAAAAGAACCTGTTGTTGAGTCAGTAGGCGTAACTATTCGTGGTGTTCACTATGAAAAATTTGTTTTAGAATATGCTGCTGATATAGAGAACAGAAAGATAACTCACGCTAAAGTAGCAGAACTCTTAGATATAAATAAATCTACTGTTACCAGAATGTTTAATGCGTACAAAGAAGATAAACAAGTTGTTAAAGCACAAGAAAACTGGAGTACACCACAAGAAGCTACAGCATCATTAAAAGATTTTAAAGAGTTTAGAGATAGGTATTTTAAAACAGAAACTGGTGACCAGTATGAAACTGCTGATTTTCACGAGAAGTGGATTAATTCTATTATTAAAGCTATTGAAGAAGGTGGAGAGCAAATGATACTTAGCCCACCACGACACGGTAAGACTGACTTACTGACACACTTTGCTGTATGGCAGATATGTAAGAACCCTAACATCAGGATTATGTGGGTTGGTGGTAACGAAGATATAGCTAAGAATGCTGTAGGTTCTGTACTTGACCAACTAGAAAACAATGAACAGTTGATAGAAGAGATATGTGGACCTGGTAATAAATTCCAACCAAAGAACAGAAGTGGTAAGTCCTGGAGTTCTGGACAGTTTACTGTAGGTACAAGAACAGTTACAGGTATCAAAAGTCCGACAATGGTGTCTGTTGGTAAAGGTGGTAAGATTCTCTCTCGTGACTGTGACTTAATTATTGCTGATGACATTGAGGACCACGGAACAACAATACAACCTAGTGCTAGAGAACAGACTAGGCAATGGTGGACTACAACATTATCTTCCAGGAAAGAGGAACATACTGCTGTAGTTGTCATTGGCTCTAGGCAACATCCAGAAGATTTATATAACTTTTTGTTAGAGAATCCAGAGATGACCACGATTGTAGAAGAAGCACATAGTGCAGAATGTATATTGCCAGAAAACGAAATAGAAGTACATACTGATTGTATGTTGTGGAAAACTAAACGAACTTACAAATGGTTAAGGTCAAGAAAGAATGCAGCTGAAACTACAGGTGGTAAAGCTATTTTTGAAATGGTGTACCTTAACAAAGCATTTGTTGATGGTATTACTATGTTTAACTCTGAGGATATAGATAATTGTAGAGATGTTAATAGACTTATAGGTCACATACCAGCTGGTACGCATTTGATTGCAGGACTTGACCCAGCTTCTACTGGATTTCAAGCTTGTGTGTTATGGGCTGCTAATCCAGAAACAGGTCAGTTGTACTTAGTAGATATAGAAAACGAAGAAGGTGGAGGAATTATACAAGCTAGAGAGTCTATACAGAGATGGTATGAAAAATATAATTGTGCTCACTGGGTTATAGAAGAGAACGGATTTCAAAAAGCAATACGACAAGATGAGAAGATTAAAGACCTCTGTGCAAGATTTGGTATCTATACAGAAGGACATCAGACCCAGAGAAACAAGTTTGACCCAATATTTGGTGTAGGTTCAATGGCACAGTTGTTTAAAGAAGGCTTGATTAATTTGCCTTATGGTGACCCAAATAGCGAAGTTAAGAGTAATATATATCGTAGACAACTAATTTATTTTTCTTCAGCTGCTAATAAAGCTAAAGGTAATAAAAGTTACAAATCAGATGTTGTAATGGCATCTTGGTTTCCTTTAAAAGTTATTAGAAGGTTAGGCAAAGAACGCTTGGCTGAGGTAGGATTAGATTATGAACCTAGTTTTGGAGAATGGAATATAAGCGATATGAATGAGAGTCCTTGGTAATGACACCTGAACAAATACAACACGCTATAACACAGTTACATTTTGATAACCAAAGTGCATACTCTACTCGTGGTCGTATTCGTGCAATTATGAATGGTGGACCTGATGGTATTCAGGCTTTACTAGGTGACAACCTCAAAGGTTTCCAAGACTGGCAAGTACCTGTACCAAACCTTATGATGTCAGGACTAGAGCATTTATCACAAAAAATTGGTCGTATTCCTAACTTAAAAGTAGATGTACCTAATGGTAAGGATAGCGATAGAGCAAGACAGAAAGCTGAAAAGATTGGCAGAATTGTTAATGCTTATGATGATGTACAGAAATTAGATTTACAAATGCCACAAGTAGGTAGATGGCTACCTGGCTATGGTTTTGCTGTCTGGGTTATTAGAGAGAAAAGAGATGCTAATGGTGTATCTTATCCTATAGCTGAACTTCGTGACCCTTACAACTGTTTCCCAGGTTACTTCGGTGCAGACCAACAACCTAAAGATATGGCTATTGTTCGTAGAGTTCCTAAAGAAGCTCTAGCTAGAACATATCCTAAATATGCAAATGAAATATTAAATAA